ATCGCTCTTCCAGTCGCCCGCCGCGCCGCGCAGCAGCGCGCCGTCCGCCCAGATGCGGTGGATCGCCCGCACCGGCCTCGCCGAAAGCGCCACCGCGAAGGAGGCAGAGTAGCTGTAGGTGGTGGTCGTGGGTCTGCCCTTGCCGCCGGATTTGTGCGTACTCTCGCGCAGGTCGGTGGCCCAGATCACCGATCCGGATACGCGCATCGTGCCGAACAAGCGGGGCAGATCGGCGCCGTAGGACGAACCCTGCACGGCGAGGCTGTCGAGGCGCGGCCCTTTCGCGCCCTTGGGCGTGAAGATGGCGCGATCGATCTGGTTGCCGATCACCGCGCCGATGGCGCCGCCGATCGGCCCGCCGACGACGGTGCCGACGGCGGTGAGGACGAGAGTGGCCATGATCTTCCCTTCAGGCGACGCGCCAGCGGCCGAGCACCGGCCAGGGCAGCGGCCCCGGCACTTCGACGACCCGGCGCAGGCCCGCATCGGCGTGGATGAAACCGCGATCGGTGAGGATTGCGAGATGGAGTTGGTGGGGACCGGGCCGCAAAAGCAGCAGGTCGGCCGGTCGGGGCGCCCCCTCCGCCGGGACGAACCCCGCCGTCCCGATCCCGGCGGTCACCCGCGCCGGATCGCCGCCGCGCAGGGCGTAGCCGGTCGGCACGCGCTTCCGACCGTAGGCGACCGCCGCCAGTCCGATGCAGTCCAGTCCCGTTTCCGGCGAACGGCCATGCAGCCGGAACCGCGTTCCCACGCAGGCCCGTGCGGCGGCGATCACAGTCGCCTCGTCCGGCGCCATCAGTCGGTGCCGTAGCGGGTGAGCAGATCGACGCCCGGCAGATAGGGCTCGCCCCGGAAATTGGCGGCGTTGGCGAACCGGGTCCGGCAGGTCGCGAGCAGGCGGTCGCACCCTTCCAGCAGCTCGACCCGCGCGCCATCGGCGATCGCGAAGGCCGGGGGATCGCGCAGCGTCACCGTCGCGCCGGCCGAGGAGAGGATCGCCGCCGACAGGCCCGCATTGTCGCCGTCGAGCCAGCGAAGCCGGCCATAGCCATATGCGTTGGCCGATGGTTCGGCGACGTCGAGCGTCAGCACCTCGTCCGCCACCGAGAGGACGCGCGCGACGCGGGTCCGCGCCGCCAGATCCACCCGGCAGCGCCGGTCGCCGAGCTGTGCGCGGCAATCGGGCGAGGTCCGCTCGACCACCGGCCGCTCCAGCAGAGCGGTCGGTCCGCGCGGTTCGGCGGTGAAGGCCGCATCGCTGATCGAGACGTCGCCGATCTCGCCCCGCGCGATGACCAGCGGATCGGCGGGGTCGATCCAGTCGACCGCACACAGCGTGAGCGCGGCGCCGTCCCAGCGCCCGGCGGTGAGGTCGTCGGCTGTGATCGCATCGTGGGTCAGCGCACCCTCGACATCCAGCGTATCGACGTCGAACCCGTCCGACTGGCGGATCGCGGACGGCACCATGCCGGGGCTGGAGCGATAGACCACGCCCCCGATCGTCAGGTCGCGATCGTGCGCGGTGAAGCCGATGCTCACTCCATCCGCGCGATCGAGCCGCCAGCACAGCGCCATCGTGGTGAGCGCGCCGTCGAGCCAGGCGACGCTCATGGCTCCCGCACCTCGATCAGCGGCACGCTCGGCGCCTCTCCGGCCAGGAAGGTGGCACGACTGACCTCTAGCCTGTCCTCGGCGAAGCGCACGGGAACGTCGAAGTCGAAGCTGGCCGTCACCTCGGCACCGGCGGCGGGCGCGGTGACGAAGGAGACGATGCCGCCGTCGAGCAGCGACCATCCTTCGGCGGCGTCTACCCCGCCGACCGCGACGCGCACGCTGTCCGCCACCGGCCGGGAGATCCGCCGCACCTGCGCGTCGTCGCCGTCGCCGTAGCGCTTCACCAATGGGAAGCTCGTCGTCGTGCCGTCGCCGATGCCGATCGACACGTCGGTCGCCTCGAAATCGAACGGATCGCGGAACCGGAAGGCGCGCGCCGCCCCGCGCCGCGCCCGGAAGAAGGCGAGCAGGCCGGCGATGTCGTCCTCCGATCGCACCCCCGGCCCGGCATCGAAGCTGAGCCGCGCGTCCGCCCAGTCGGCGTTGCGCTGATCGACCCCGGCCGCCGTGGTCACGATCGCGGTCGAGAAAGCCGGCGTCACGCTCGCCTGCGCGCCCAGCGTCAGCGGGAAATCCACATCGTCGAAGGCCTGCACGTCCCCCTCCCCCAGTTCGAATATCGTGAAGCCGTCGCGCGCCACCTGCGGCAGCGCCCAGAGGAACACGCGGCCGACGCCCCGCGCCCGCGCCGCCGTCGCAGCCGCCTCGATGCGCGGCCAGAAGACCGGTGCGTCGGCGGCGTTCAGCACGAAGCCCGAGAAATAATCCTGCCGCTCCGGCGGATAGCCGAGCCGTTCGGTGGCGAAGGCGGCACCCCGCGCGCTGGCGCCGGTGTCACCGGCCTGCACCCAGTCATAATCCTCGAGCTGGAGGCGATCGAAGGCGGGGCTGGCCCAGCCGACCGGCATGTTGGCACGCATCGCGTCGGGCATATGCGGATCGAGCACGGTCGGCAGGTAGGCGAGCAACGACAGCTCGGCGTCGGGCGCCACCGCCTTCACCGCCGCGCCCAGCGCCGCCGTCGAGGTCGAGAGCAAGGCGCCGGCGGCATCGAGCACCGCCGTCTGCGTCGCGTCGAGCGGGCCGATCAGGCTGGTCACGTAATCGGCATCCGGGCCGAGCGCGGCGCGGGCGGCATCGTCGTGGAGGCAGATCGTGCCGTCGGCGCGGGTCCACCACCACGGCTCGCCGATCTGGAAGCGCACCGGCCCCGCCTCTGCCGCCAGCGTCGCGAACGCCGTCGCGACGGTGCGAAGGTAGGACATGGCCGGCGAACAAGCGGGAGACAGCAGGGTCGAAGGCGGATCCCACCCGGTGAGCGCGGGCGAGCCATCAGCCGCGCGCTGCTTCCAGTCTTGCCACGCATGCTGATCGAGCAGTTCGTAAGAAAGCGCGAGGATCACCTCGAACCCCAGCCCCGCCGCCCGCGCCAGGAAATCGCGATGCCACGCTTCGGCCGCGACGTTCAGCGTTCCGCCCGCGAGACTGACGAGATGCCCCGCACCTGCCACCGCCTCCAGCCGGAAATAGTGGCTCATGCCGACATAATGATCGATCGCGCCGCGATAGCCGAGCGCGAGGATCTGGCGCAGCACCCGCGCCGGCGTTTGGTTGTAGGCGTCGTCGTAACCGGTGGCGATCATCAGCCCGTGCGGCGGCACCAGCCCGTCGCCGATCGCCAGTGTCGATCCGGCGCCGTCGCTCGCCATGTCGGTCAGTTCGACCCACGCCTCGCCCGGGGCCGCGAGATCGCCAGCGACGCCGGTATAGGATGGCGGCACCAGCGACAGGAACAGCCGGTCAACGTCTCCCGCCCATACCGGATCGGCATCGGCGGGGAGCGCGAAGCCCCCCGTCATCGCCCCGAAATCGAGCGTGACCGTCGCGTCCTCGGGCGACCCTTGCGCATAGTTCCACAGGCGCACGTACCAGCTCCGCGTCGCGCCCGAGGCATCGCGCCCCTCGATCGTCAGCGTCGGGCCATTGATCGCGTCGAGCGGCATCAGCCCGGACGAGCGCCAGCGGAATGTGAGCGTGCACTGCCGGAAATCGCGCGCCGTCTCGTAGCGGTGGAGTGGATGATCGATCCGGTCCTCCGCCTCCCAGATCAGCCCGGCGAGATCGTCGCTCCCGTAGAACACCGCATCGACGCGCAGGGCTTGCGGGCCGGTCGTGGTCACCGCCGCCATCATCGGGCGCGGGAAATTGACCGTCCAGAAGCGCGGATCGAAGCGCTTGATCCAGCCGCCCGCCTGCTTGCGGGCGCGATCCGCATCGGCGTCACTCGTCAGCCACCAGCCCATCTCAGCGATCCGCCTGCGCGAGCGCGCGGGAGACGGCGCGCGCCACCTGCCGGCTCGATTGCGCCAGCGCGCGCGGCTCGCTGCCGGTCGGCGCGTTGATGCTGATCGCGACGCGCACATCGCGCGCCGGGGCGGACGAGGCCGCGGCGATGCTGCCTGCCGAGGTCGGCACGAACAGCTCCGGCCCCTGCTCGCCGACCATGTAGGGCCGCCCCGGTGAGACCGGTCCGCCGGTGGCGCGGCCGGGCGAGCCGAGCAGCGAAGTCAGCAGGCCGGTGCCGAGCGACACCAGCCCGCCTCCCGAACTTCCGCCGCCGAGCAGGGAGGCGATGCCGCCCTTCACCGCCTGCGCCGCGATGCCCGCGAGCACCGAAAGCGCGGTCCGTTCGAGATCGTCGAAGCCGAGCTTGCCCGATCGCACGGCCCGTGCGAGGCCATTCTCGATCAGCGTCGCCGCGCGATCCGCGCCTGTGCCGAGCGAGCCCTGCAACGATGCCTGCATCGCCGCCGTGTCCGCCGCGAAGGCCTGCGTGTCGGCGCGCACGCCGATCATCAGCGTCTCTACCGTCTCATCCATCGGGGAATTGCTCCTTCAGCGCCGCCATCGTCGCGGCGTCGGGGGGTGCGTCTCCGGCCGGCCCGGCGAGCGCCGCCAGCACCGCCTCCAGCTCGGCCGGGGTGGCGCGCCAGAACTCGTCCGGCCGCCAGCCGGCGAGCGCGCCCGCCAGCCCGGCAAGGCGCATCGCGCTGTCGGCGAAGAGGATCACAGCCCCTTCACGATCTGGCCCAGCAGGGTGCGCAGCACCGGCGTCAGCACGGCGATGCCGGCCTCCACCACCTGCTCCCCGAAGCTCTCGCTGGTGAGCGTGTCGGGCTTGCCGACGAGGCAGTGGAAGATCAGCGTGATGGTATCGGCCAGCGTCAGCTTGCCGGCGGCGGCCTGCTCGACCAGCGCGAAGAGCGGCCCCACCTGCTGTTCGGCGGCGACCAGCGCCTGGAAGCTGGGGCGGACGGTCAGCGTCTGGTCGCCGATGGCGAGCGCGGTCTCGCCCCGCGCCGGATTGGCGGGCGCACTCACGCCGACACCACCGGACCGGAGGATTCGAGCGCCACGGCGTAGGCCCGCTCGCCGTTGAAATCGCCCGAATAATCGAGTTTGGTGAGCAGGAAGCGGCCGCGCATCGTCTCGCCGCTCTCGAAACTCAGCTGATAATCGTCGAGCGTGCCGGCGAGCGCGTTGGCCTTGAGCCGCGCCTCCGCCGCCGACCCGGTGAACACGCCGCTTCCCGCCACCGAGACGCTGCGCGTGCCGGCGCCGGAGAGCAGCTCGCGCCACCCGCCGCTATCCTTGTTGGTGATCGTCACCTGCTCGCCGGCGATCGAGAGCTGCGTGGTGCGCAGGCCAGCGACGGTGGCGTAGACGGGCGTGGCGGTGCCGTCGCCGATCTTGAGCAGGAAGGCGCTGCCGCTTTCTACGGGCATATGGGTTCTCCTCAGGTTTCGAGAGTGCGGACGCGGTAATCGAGGCGGCCCGCCCACGGCCCGTCCGGATCGCGGACGATGCGGCCGCGCAGGAAGGTCAGGCTGGCGATGCGGTGGCCGTCGAGATCGCGCGGCATCGCCTCGATTACGTCCTCGGCCTCCGCCATCAGGGCATGGAGGCGGGCGGGCGAGGCTCCGTCGTCCCAGATCGTGATCGACAGGCGGTGCTCGCGGCCCCGGCCGGTCTTGTGGCTCCAGTCGGTCGTCGATCCGTCCGAAATCGTGATGTAGGGGCAAACGGCATCGGCGGGCGGACCGTCATGGATGCCGGTCACCGCCAGCGACGACGCGCGAAGCGTGGCGACCAGTGCGCGCTGGAGCGCTTGCGCCGCGGTGCTCATCGCACCAGCCCGACGAAGTCGCGCAGCCGCGCGTCGGTGAGCGATCGGGTGGAGAGATCGCGCCCGGTCAGCGCGATGCCCTGCTCGCCGAGCGACACGCGCACATCGGCGGGCACCTCGGCGGCGATCGCGGCGGCGACCCGCGCCTCGGCGCCGGCCAGAGCGGCCGCGACGGCGGGGGACAGGCGGATATCGGTCATCGATCCTCCTCCAGCGTCAGGACGATGCGATCGGGCGTCGCGGGATCGGCCGTGACCGCGCGGACGGTGAGCAGCAGCAGGCGCCATTGCAGCCGGTCACCGGCCACGGCATCGACGCCCGCGCGCAGCAACGCCCGCCAGCGCGGCGTGGCCGTGGGCCGGTCGCCCGCCCCCCAGTTCGCGGCGGTGATCGGCTCCAGCGCCGCCCAGGTGGCAGCCACGACCTCCCACTCCCCACTCGCCCCGCCGAGATCGTCCCGATCGGCGGCGCGACGCAGGATCGAGATGCGCCGGGTGAGCGCGCCGGCCAACTCGCCGCTCATGCCAGCCGCATCCGGCGATACGGGCGCCATAGCGCGGCGACGGCAGCGGGCGGCCCGGCATCGTCCGCCGCGTCGCGATGCGCGTAGAGATGCGCGACGAGGCGGATCACCCCCTGCCGCAACGGCTCGGCCAGCGACGGCCAGTCGGCGGCGATGCCGGCGGTGTAGCCGACCTGCAGACGGCTCGCCGCGGTCGGCGCGGTCAGCCGCACCCAGCCGTCTCCGCTTGCATCGATGTCGATGGCATAGGCCTCGACCGGCAGCGCGGTCGCGACGCCCAGCGGATCGAGCGAGGCGACCGAGGCGATCGCGCTCACCGGCGTGGCCGGGAGCCGCTGCCATTCGGGGCTGCACGCCGGCACCACGTCGGTGCGCGCGGCGGAAAGCAGGGTCAGCCCGGTGAAGCGCTCACACAGCCCGATCGCGGCGCCCGCGAGCGTCGCCAGCAACGCATCCTCGTCGGTGCCATCGATCCGGAGGTAGGTTTTGGCGTCGGCCACCGCCTGCGCGGGCGCACCCATCACGCCGCCTCCAGATCGAGCGTGCGGGCGAGCGTCCGGTCGTCGGCCAGCGTCACGCGGTTGGTGAGGCGGTAGGCGACGCCCCGCGCACCGCCCGAAATCCGCACCGCGACGACACCGGGCGCGGCCTCGCGCGGCTCGATGGTCAGCCCCTCGGGGCGGCAGGTCCAGGCGCTCTCCTCGATCGGCACGCCGAGCAGCCGCGCGCGCGGCCACTCCACGGCATAATCGAGCGTGGCGTCCACGCACTTGGTCAGCATGGCGGCGATCTCCGGCAAAGGCGGGAAAGAAAAAGGCCCGCGCGAACGGCGTCGCGCGGGCCAGGCAGTCTCGGTGGGCAGGGGATCAGGACACCGAGAATCTGATCAGCTTGATCGCCTCCGAATTGGCCACCGTGCCGCCGATCCGGCGGGTCGCGTAGAAGTGGACGAAGGGCTTGTGGCTGAACGGATCGCGCAGGATCGCGGTCTCGCCGCGCTCGGCGATCAGATAGCCGGCGTTGAAGTTGCCGAACGCGATCGGGGTGGTGCCGGAACCGACATCGGGCATGTCCTCCGCCTCGACCACCGGATAGCCGAGCAGCGTGTCCGGCTGGCCCGCGACGAGGCCCGGCGACCAGAGGAACTGGCCCTCGGCGGTCTTCATCTTGCGGATGGTGGCGAGCGTCGCGGCGTTCATCACGAACACCGCGCCCTGCCGGTAGGGCGCGCGCAGCGACTGGACGAGATCGACCAGCAGATCCTCCGGCTCGCTCGCCGGGAAGGCGCCGTCGACGCCGGTGGCGAGATACTGGAGGGTGCCGAACGGGCGCGTGCCGTCCTCCGCATCGCTCTTCGGCGACTGGAGGAAGCCCTTCGGCTTGTTGACGCCGTCGCCGTTGACGAACGCCGCCCCCTCGGCACGGGCGAACTCCATCGCGATCTCGCCCGCCAGCCAGGCTTCGAGATCGAAGGCCGCGTCGTCGAGCATCGCCTGCGTCGCCGCAGGATTGGCGAACAGGTCGCCCATTGGCGGCGCCACCTCGTTGAACACCGGCGTGCCCGTCTCGGCCCGCACGGCATCCTCCGCCGCCCAGCCCGAGGTCGTGCCGCCCGACGTCACCAGCTTGCGATAACCCGCCGAGCCCACCGTCACGACGTTGGCGATGCCACGGATCGGCGAGATCGACTTGAGCGTCGCGGCGATGGTCGCGTCGATCTCCTGTGGCACGGCATAGCCGCCGGAGCTGTCGGCGCTGCCGTCGATGGCCTTCACCTCGATGCCGGCGGCGTTGCCGTGGCGCAGGTAGCGATCGACGAACTGCTTGGTCTCGGGCGCGGCGCCCCCCGAAAGCGGCGCGCGGGCGGCGGCGATGGTGCCGGCGTCGAGCTTGGCCTTCAGGTCGGCCATGCCGGCGCGCAGTTCGGCGATGTCGTCGGCGCCGGCGAAGCTCGCCTCGAGCGGATCGTTCTTGGTCTCGTACATCATGTTCTCCTCAGACATTCTTGTCCTCCTCGTGGACGGCATGGACCCGTGCGCCGGGCTGCATCGGGAAGGTCACCAGCGAGACCTCGACCAGATCGAGATCGGTGAGCGTGCGGCCGTGGTGGCGGGGTTCCTTCGCGCGCACCCGGTATCCGAAGCTCAGGCCCCCTACCGCGCCATCGCGGAGCAGCGCTGCCGCCTCGTTCCCCGCATGGGGGGTGAGCCGCCCGATCACGCGCAGGCCGCGCCCGTCTTCGGCGAGGCTCTCGATACGGCCGATCGGGCGTTCGGGGCGGTGCTGCCAGAGCAGCGGCACGCCCCGCCCGGAGGCGATGGCCCGCGCGAAC